GCTTGCTTCTTGGTCACAGATATAAAGTTCGCATCCTAGAATAGGCTTAAATGAGCCAGTCATAGTTTTATGAAAGTCCACTGCTCCAGAGATGGTTCCATGGTCTGTTATGGCACAAGCATCAGTCTCTATCTCTTCAAGCCTCTTGTAAATGTGCTTTGTTTGAGATAGTCCGTCTAATAAAGAGTATTCGCTGTGAACGTGGAGGGGTACATATTTCATACTAAAATTCCTGTTAAGTCTTTATAAAGCTTTGATATCTCTAAATTATACATATCAACATGGGTTTTGAAGTTATTTCTTTTGTCAATTTGTCCACTTTTCCACAACTTAGCTGCGTCCCAATAGTCGTATGCCCCCATAAATCCGCATAGCCAAACTCTTTTTAGGCCATAATATTTTTTAGGATGATTGCTAGTCGCTCTTTCAAATTCAAGGCTTATAAAAGCATATATATCTGGCTGCTGGTGCTTACTTGTTTTGGCAACAGAAACATCATAGTGAGGCATTGGCGTAACAGTTCTTCTTTTGGTCTTAACCTCTATCCTATGGCCATCTTCCAAAAGCAAGTCATGATTATACTTATCAAGACCCCTATTGTTACTAACTATTTCTGCATTTATATAGGGAGCTAAAGCTTCTTCTCCAAGATAACCAGCTAAGTTACCCCTACCTTTTAGTATGGAGTTATTTATAGAGCCTAGTGTGTTCGCTTTAACAATAGCCCTATCAATCATGTCTTGAGAAAAGTCTAGTTTTATCATCAAACCTCACCCGGAGCTTGGTATTTTCCAATGGCGTGATCTGGAGACATCATGTTTGCAGTTACCCAATCTATGCCTTTCTTTTCAATAGCATATTTAGTTTGTTCACACTTTGTCATATACTCTCCATATCTAGTGGGCACTCCAAATCTTCTTTCTATAATTGGCTCTATGCTAGTTCCTTCAAATGTAGTTTTTCCAGCAGAGCAAAGCTTAGAGCACTTCCAGCTTCTTCTAAGCTCAGGAACATCGGTATCCTTTATTACCTCAAACTTAGCCCTTATCATCTCCAGAGTTTCCTTAATATCGCTATCTTGAAAGTGTAGTGTGAACGGACCTCCATCATTCATAAAATGAATAGTAATCAGAAATGATTTTACGTGAGGATAAAGCTTCTTGACAGCTAGATGGTACATTCTGAGTTGAGGATCATTTTGCAGCTTAGCGGGAGTCTTCTCTTTTCCAGTTGCCCAGTCAAGCCTTCTTCCTGTTTTCCAGTCTATTACTTCGTATGTGTCGTCGCCAATATCAGTTATAAGATCTATAGTGCCCTTGAGAGCCAAGTTACCAGAAAGACTTGTCCCGTCTTCTAAAGTGTATTCGTACTTTGCCCAGTCTTCGTCTATTTCAAAATCGAAGTGAGGTTCTGCCTCAACAACAGTTCTGTTTTTAGGGTCGAATAGCCCATCTTGATCATCAAAAATTTTCCATACCCATTTAACACAGTGTTTTTTATCGCTAGGCAACCATTTATGGTGCGGTAATCGTGATGTATAATATTCGTAAACCCTGTCAATTATCTCATTGAGATATTCAGGATTGTAGTTATCGGTCTCAATTTCTCCAATCTCATGGTCATTAAAGATTTTCTCCCCTTCCTGAAGTGACTTTTTAGCTAAAGCACAGAGCTCAAGTATCTTATGAACTATAGTGCCTTTATCGGCTTTTTTACCCGATGAACCTCTCCAGCCAATACCGTACTCCATGTAGTATTGCATAGGGCACATTCTATGACAGTTGAAAGAGCTGCTTCTAAAATAAACTATGGGGATTCCCATTACTATTCCTTCTCTTCTTCAGAAATTTTAGGCACAAAGTCTTTAAAGTGTTTAATAGCCATGTAAATTTCTTTGTTCTGCTCTTCTATACTTATAGAAGAATTATCTATAATAACGTCACATAGCTGCATAGCTTCCTCTAGCTCTGTTTCACTGGAGTGTTTGTCTACTCCTTGGTAAATGTCTCTAGTAAGCCCGATTACAAACCCTCCGCTTTTCTGGATTCCTTTTATCTCATTGTCAAATCTAACATCAGAGACTAACGCTAACTCTGCACCATCGTCATTTACGCGAGTTATAAAAGAATCTAACCAAACATTGTGATTCATCTTTCTAAATATATCAGTGCCTACGAATTGCAATACTTCACGAGCGGTCATTTTGCCTTTTGCGTGAACAAATAAACCAAGAGCAGATGCTTGATCCTTAGTGAACCCCTTTTTCTTAAGATCTCCCGGAGAAATCACTCCCGGCATATCTTCCCACCTCAAGGACGTTTTGGAATTTTTATCTTCATCTGTTCCAAAAACTTGCTCCTCCGATAGTCCAAGAACGCTTACAGCCATTGACTTTAATGTATCTGCTAAAGCATAAACCTTTATAAACCCAGAGAGCTCATTCTCAAAAAGACTTTCTAAATCTACATAAGGCTCTTTGAACGGGAAGAACTTGTCTTTGCAGTCTGAAGGCTTCTCGCCAAGTATATCGGTTACCTCAACATCTCCGCCTTCGGAAATCCTTGAAGTTTTGCATATGCCAAGCTCAGCTAATTTTATAGCAATAATAAAATTGCAAGCAGTATTCTTGCCGCTTTGCTTCTTGCCAGCGAATCCAATTATTTTAGTCATGTTAGTCCCTATTATAATATTGTTCTAGAACTTCTAGTCTATCTTCAGCATCTGCTAACGCAGATAAAGCTTCATCCAGATTTTCATAAAGATCTCCAGTGGAATGATCTCCGATACCAGCAGGATGATCTAGCAGAATAGACAGTGACGCTAGGGCCTTGTCTCTGTCAGAGTAGGCCTTATTGTACAAGTAATCTATTGCATTTTCTCTATAGGTGCTAACGCTCATTTAAATTTCCTTATATACGTTCATAGCATTTTCAATAAAAGGTTTTATATCAGATGTAACTGTATTTACATTCATATCAGCAATATCATTAGAAGATAAATTCGGAAAGTACAACCTGTACAGCTTACCACAAATTTCTTCTACCTTGGCTGCCGCCCTTCTCCCAGCATCGTCATTATCCATTAGACATATAATAGATAATGCTCCAGACTCATCGAGCAGATGTTTTTGATCTTGGTTGAAGGCAGTTCCAAAGATAGCAACTGCGTTATGAATACCTGCCTCTGCCAATCTCCAGACATTTCCGGGAGATTCGACTAGTATTGCTACGCCACTATCTATAATATAATTTTTTGCCTTCCAATAATTATACAACCATTTCTCTTTTTGGAAGCCTTTACTGTGCATCCATTTTGGAAAATGTCGGCATTTTTCTTTAGGGTCATGATAGTTGTTGCATTTATCACACTTTTCAAAGATACTTCTGCCGGTGCATCCTACTATAAACTTATGGTCATTGTCATATATCGGCACAACAGCCCTCTTGTACATTGGCTTTCTAGGGTTATCGCAATAGCCAACATCATATTCTTCTAAGACTTCTTTTGTAAATCCTCTGTCTATATAGTAATTGCACGGGAATTGTATTCTTTTTCTATACTCCTCGCTACTGACTTTCATACCTGAAGACTTTTTCTTTGATATAGAATTAACGAGACTGCCGAATTGCATCTTTTCTATATTTACAGTTTCAGATTTCAATGCTCCAAAATCTTGCTTAAGAAAAGCTAGTAGGAACTCTACCGCCTCGGAAAAGCTAGCCTCCTTATCCCCTTCCTTCTCCCAGCTATATTTGAATCTTGATAAGCACCCTCTAACGAAGTGTATAAGACTTCTCCCAAATATCTCATCGCATTGGTTAGTACGGCACTTGTAATGAACCATAAAGTCGCCATTATAGTACATATTAAGTGCAGTAGGGTTATCTCCTCCATGTATGGGACAGCAAGACTTTATTAATATCTCATTCTTAGAGCTTTGCTGAATACCGAAGTAATCATAAATAGCGTTTATATTCTGGGCAGCGACTGCTGATAGTTGCTTCAGCTTTCCTGAGTCGGAATATTTATACGAATGGGATGTCTGCTTCTGCTGTGTATTCTTCTGTTGAGTCGTCATAACCTGTGTCTTCTAGTTCAAATGCAGTTTTGCCTTCAGTTATCTTTGCTATAGCACCTTGCATTTTTATGTTAATGTAATCTCTGTCTTCAAGTCCCTCTCCATGTCTAGCTATGACAGGAACCAGCTTTCGATTGCCATGCTCAGGACCGTCCTTTGCAATTTCTTCGTCTGATTTGTGCTTGTAAATGCTAAAGTTAGAGCAGAGCCAGATGATCCTATCAGAGCCTGAAGCGGTATCTGTCGTCTCTTTGTTTATACCATCTCGGTTCAGCTGAACGAATGACAGAACTGGGACTTCATATCTAAGAGAGAAGTTATGTAGGGCGGTCATCATGAAGCCGAGAATTTGGAACTCTTTCATATCTCCTCTAATTTCACCAGAATCCATAAGCTTTAGGTAGTCATAGATTATAACACAATCTTTCGCTTTCCCTTTGTCATTGACTCCGACAACTTTAGCAATCCATCTCCTCATAATTGATAGTTGGTCTTCAAATGACATCCCCCCAATAGACTTAAAGTAGTAAGGGATCTCTTTGACTTCCTGCGCTGCGTCCATAACTTTTTGTTTCTGTAATGGACTCTCTGCAAACTTTCCAGTCTCAATATCATTGATGGCGACCCCTGACAGCATAGCAATCATTCTATGCTGGTGATCTTCTTTACGCATCTCAGTATCTAGATTAAGAACTGGAACTCCTTGTTTTGCAATGTGAATGCCCATATTGTCAGCAAGAAGTGTCTTGCCTGTCTTTGGCCTAGCTCCAATTACATTAACTGTGCCCCTTCTTAGACCTCCTCCTATGGCAAAGTCATATCTGTTAAAACCTGTTGATATACCTATTTGATCTACAGGGTTCTCACAAAGCTCCTCTAAGTATTCAGGGGCATCGTCAAACATCTTAGTAGGAGACTCATCTGAATCAGAGAGCATCGAGGTAAAATCAAAGATACTCTCCTCGGCTATCCCCAAAATATGAGATATAGGCTCGTCTCCTTTTATTTCAGAGTACTTCTGTTTTGTAAGCTCAAGCTGATCGTACATCATACGTGCAATTTGTAGCTTTCTGACCTTAGCAGCAAATGATCTCACATTGCTAAGCAGTACTGGGAATTTCATGATAGAAGAAAGGTGCATAACTTCTTGATTATTAAAGAAGTCTGATATACCTATTTCTTTTGCAGCCGACAAGATCAAAGGGATGTCTGGCTTTGCAGTATCATCTCTTTCTAGTATATGCTTTAAG